TTAAGTTCAGCAATCTGCCGGATGGCGTTACATACGAAAATGTTCAGGTAGGACTTGTTCCTTCCGTAAGTTCGGGTTTTGTAACTCTTGATGAAGATTTGAATGCCGTAATGAAGATTACGGATAAAGATTATCAGAAGTTCAGAGTTATTACAACCATAACAAGCGGTGGAAAGACCTACACCAAAGAGCAGACATTCAACCTTAAAGGACTTGAATTTGAGAGGTGATCGAAATGACAGTAGTTATTGGCGGGAGCATTCCCGAAAAGCCTAAAACGGAAGTCAAGCCCGAAGTAAAGGCTGAACCTAAAACGATAGAGACGTCTGAGGAAAAGCCCAAAGAGGCAAAGAACAGACGTAAAAGCCGATAAGCAAGAGAGGAGGACAGCATGACAACCGAGGAAATGATGACAAAACTTAAGAGATTGACAGGCAAGACCGACGAAAACATGCTGTCTGATTATCTTGAACTTGCCGGAACTGTTGTAACACGCAAAGCATATCCTTTCAATCCTGAAATAACCGAAGTGCCTGTCATTTACCAAATGTTCCAGTTAGAGATAGCTGCATATTTGGTAAATAAGATAGGTGCTGAAGGACAACTTAGCCATAATGAGAATGGTATCAGCAGGACGTATGAAGCTGCATCAGTACCACAATCAATGCTGAGGCATATCATACCGCTTGCCAAAGTACCAAGAACGGAGGCAGAGGATGAGGACACTTGAGAGGAATAAACGAACCTTTGCATATGCACTTTACATGGGCAAACAGGAAATGACGGATGACGAAGGTTATCTGACGGGCGAACCCAAGCTGACTTATTCAGAATGGATTCCTTGCTCCGCTAACATATCTGCTGCCCGAGGTGATACGCAGACGGAACAGTTCGGCATTTCCGAACAGTATGACAAAACCATTGTAATAGATGACGTGAACTGTCCGATAGATGAGAATACGGTCCTTGCTATTGATATTGAACCCAATACAAACAGCGATGGTACACCGATATTTGATTATATCGTGAAAAAGAAAGCAGTTTCGCTTAATTCTGTTACATACGCCATAAGCAAGGTGAAAGTCGATGGTAAATATACAGGTAACGGGAATTAGTGGCATTATAAACCGCATTGAACGAAGAAAACGTACCTTGGAGGATAAGGTCAAAGAACTTATCGAAAAGGCAGCAGAGTACGGCTATAAGTCGGCAAGCGTGAATTTTCAGACAGCGATTTATGCAGGCACTAATGACGTAAGAGTTATTGAACCATCGTGGGAAGAAAACACATTGATTCTTGCTGCTGAAGGCAAAGCCGTAGCGTTCATTGAATTTGGTACGGGCGTTCATTACACGGAGGTATATCCGATAAGTGTTGAAGGCATAGCACCAAGAGGAACATACGGAAAAGGCAAAGGAAGCAATGATTCATGGGTGTATGTCGGTGATCCCGGTAATACATGGGTTGAGGGCGAAATAATTGCCACGAAGAAAGACGGCAGATATGTTGTCAAAACACATGGTAATCCACCTGCAAGAGCCATGTATAACGCAGGGGAAATCATGAAAGAGAAAATAACCGAACTCGCGAAGGAGGTATTCAGCACATGGTAGATGTTGAGAGCAGAGTTTTCACAGCCGTTCACTTGGCTGTTACAACAAGTTATCCGTCTGCCAAGGTTGAATCAACATTAAACCTTTCACCTTCGGCATTCCCTTTTGTGAGTGTTGAGGAAATCGACAACCAAACTTATGACGGAACTGTTGACAGTGAAAGCAACGAAAATCATGTTGCGGTCACTTATGAAGTAAATGTTTATTCAAATAAAGCAGAGGGAAAGAAAGCCGAAGCCAAGGCTATCTTTACCATCATAGACGATGTAATGCTCGGTATGGGATTTACCCGTTCAATGCGACAACCAGTGAACATGGATGACAGCACGAAGTACCGCATTATTTCAAGGTATCGGGCAGTTATATCCAAAGATTACAAATTTTACAGGAGGTAAAAATAAATGGCACATAGCACATACAAGTCATTCCTGATGTATTCAACAGATGGCTCAAACTATGAACTGCTTATCCCTATTAAGTCAACGCCTGATATGGGTGACGAGCCGGAACAGCTTGAGACTACCACGTTGTCAGACCCTCAGAGAACTTACATCGAGGGACTTCAGGATAACCCCAACAAAACCTTTACTGCTAACTACGATCCTATTTCCTATGCAAACCTTAAGGAATTAGAGCATCAGGAACTTTTCTTTGCAGTTTGGCTTGGCGGTGTAGACGTTCCCGGCGGACAGGCAACACCTACTGGTGAATGGGGCAAGTTTGAGTTCAAGGGTATGCTTTCCGCATGGCTTAACGGCGCAGATGTAAACGCAGTGCATGAAATCACTATCTGCATTGTTCCTTCAACTGTAGTTAAGTTTGGCGGCGGCGTAGTAATCAGCCTTGACAAAACAAGCCTTCGCATAGCAGATGGATCAACGGCATCACTTACCGCAACAAAGAATCCTTCCGATGCAACAGTAGCTTGGAAGTCAAGTGACACATCTGTTGCAACAGTAAGTAACGGAACTGTAACGGGCGTAGACCCCGGAATCTGCGTTATAACCGCAACCGCTACCAAGAGTGGTGAGAATGCAATCGCAACCTGCGTTGTAACAGTAACGGCATAGTATATATAAGAAAAACAAGGGGGGAAGATAGAATGTCGCAGATTAAAATTACAACAAAAGATAAAGAAACGTACACTCTTGAATATACAAGACGTACAGTAAAGATAATGGCACAGAACGGGTTCAACATAAACAGTGTCAGTGAGACACCCGTTATCGGAATACCCGCATTGTTTGAAGGAGCATTTTATGCTAACCATAGACAGTTGTCGGCTTCCGAGATAGAAAAGATATATTACAGCATAAGCAACAAGGAAGGACTTATTCAAAAGCTTGTTGAGATGTATCTTGAGCCTGTGAATGCTTTAATTAAAGAACCCGATGACGAATCGGGAAACTCGAAGTGGGAAGTGATTTAGAAGCTTCCCGTGACAATGGTGGAACGGGGGCAGACGAACAATCTGCCCCTAAATCATATGACAAACTTTTCGATGAAATGTGTCCGTATTATATGTCAATGGGCATGAGTTTAGCGGAGTATTGGGACGGTGATCCCATTTATGTAAAGTTTTATCGGGAAGCGCATGAGTTAAAGAAAGAAGAAAAGAACCGGGAATTATGGCTACAGGGAATGTATTTCTATGATGCACTTGTGGACGTGGCCCCGCTAATAAAGGCGTTTGCGAAAAATCCTAAATTAACGCCATATCCGTCAGAGCCTTATGCGCTGACGAAGAAGGAAAAAGAAGAAAAAGAAAAACGAGAAATGTTAAAGATGAAAGCGGACATGGAAGCGTGGATGCTTAGAGTTAATAAAGCAATGTAACAAGGAGACGAGTAATGGCTGAAAATGGCACAACAATCGAGAGAATTGAAATAGTCACTAAAGCCGACACCAAAACGGCTGTATCTAACCTTGATAAGCTTTCCAATTCATTAAAGCAAATACAGAAGATCGCCGATGAAAGCTTCAAGTTCAAAGGCACTGTTGCGCTTGCTTCGCTTGCAAATTCTCTTGAGAAATTATCTAACCTTAAAATAAGCCTGTCTAAGAAAATTGCAGATGAGATTGTCAATATAGGAGCAGCGGTTGATTCTCTTAAGGGAGTTGACTTCAGCAAGCTTGATGATATGGCAAGAGGTTTGAGACAGCTTGCCGACATGGGTAAAATATCCTTTTCGGGTGTTAGTCAGGCAGCCAAATCAGGTGCAGAGGCTACATCTGAATTATCGGGCAGTATTGAAGAGACTTCAGAAACTATTGATGTTGGTTCACAAGCTACAAGTGGCTTTTCATCGAAAATCTTTGAACTTGTAAAAGAAGAAAACCAACTTGCAAATACATCGGCAGAAACTAAAAAGAGAATAGCACAGATTAAAAATACACTTACGGAAGCGGGAAAAAGTGCTGCCAAGTTTGCGTTTAAATTAGGAACTATCGGATTCAAACCGATGTTAGCCCCTCTTAACGGCATCAATAAAAAGATAAGCACGTTCTTTTCATCATTAAAGCGAA